TGACGCTCTCGATCTTGTTCTAATTTAATGGTCTCTTCCAGATCTTTAAAACCCTTCTTGAGATCCTTTGCCTTATTTTGAACGTCAGCAATTCTATTTACACGAAACGATTCTTCTATGTCTTGAGTGCAAGTAGGACATACCGTATTATCTGTGAAAAACTTATGCTCCTTAGTAATAGTGGATACTTTTTGAGTAATTTTACCCTTCATATTATTAAGTTTCACTAACTTTTTAGAAGCTCCAGTAACATCTTCTTGCATCTTGATAAGATCAGTAATATCAGATTCTATAAGTTCATTTCTTTCAATATGAGTATCAACCTCAACACTTAATTCTTTAATTTTACCATTAGTTGCTTCAATATTAGTCTTCCCCTGTTCCTCCAATTCCTTAATAAAGTTTACCTGCATCTTAGCTTTATCTTTAATATTCTCCTTCTTAAGATCAAGAGATCTAACCTTTTCTTTTTCAAGACGGATCTTATCCTTAATCAATGCATTCATAGCAGAGAATATACGAATATCCAAAAGATCTTCAATAACATCTCTACGATTAGCACCAGTCAATTGCATAAAAGGAACAAAGGTGCTACTACCCAAAATAACAATCTGAGTAAAAGATTTATAATTTACTTTAAGGATATTTTCTTCTAACAACTTCTGATTAATACGATCATCCGATTCCTTATGTAAAGGATTACCATTAACCTCTATGTCAAATATATTTGGTTTTATCCCACGTCTTACTAGATAATCTTTATTATTAACAGTAAAATTAATTTCAACTAAACAATCTCTCTCATTAGTTGTATTAATTAATTGACTCTTGTTTATTTTTCTAAATGCTTTATTGAATAAACTAAAAGTTAGTGCATCCAACATTGTGGATTTACCTGCACCGTTTGTACCTATTACAAGGTTAGTCTTATTCTTTAGGAAATCAATCTCTGTCCAATGCTGGCCAGTACTCAAGAAATTCTTCCACCTAATCTTCTGAAACGTTATCATTCTTTGGAGGTATTACGATGTCGTCAGGTGTAATCACAGTATACTTGTAATTATACATCTTACACGTCTTAATTGCAAGCTCTGGATCAACTTCCACAACTGCCATTGGTTTATTATCAGAAGCATCATCCTCCAACATCATTGCATATCTCTCAGCATCATCTTCTGCCTCAAAAAGAAACAAAACTTTATCACCATACTCATCCTGTACGGCATATGCACCATCATCTTTTCTTTCTTTAAGTGTTAAAAGAAACACTATTCTACCTCGCAAGCCTGCCTATAAAGATCTTGGAAGATACCTTTTATAATATTTTTGTCATATTCAAATTCAGATTCGTCAATATAACGATTCAGAATTGATAATGTATTCTCATCTTCATCTATATCAAAATCTTCATTCTCTTGAATCTCAAAATTCTCAATTATCTTTAAGTCTTGAACACCCACTGAATAAAGTTTATCAATAAACTTATCAAAATCTTTTGGTTTAGACTTCTTACGAACAATAATCTTTACAATTTTGTTCTCATATTCAGTAGCATTAAACAGTTTGTAATTGGTATCCTCATAATATATGTTATAGAATAATTTATATGGATTATCAATTGGAGTATGAGTAAGGGTTTCCGTATCAAAAATAGTAAATCCCCTAGGATCATTCACATCATTCCAAAACATCTCATATGGATTACCCAAATAAAATATCTTACCATTCTCTGAACGTGTATGAAAATGACCTGAGAATACCTTTTCAAACTTATCAAAGATATTAATATCCATTCCAGTTTCCATCATATGTCCACGAGTTGCCCTGAACCCATTAAGTTCAAGATGTCCCATCACGATTCTACTGGTGGTCTTTTCGATTACCTTTTTACTCTCTTCATAGTTTTCGCTATTAATCCAAGGTAAAAGAAGAACCTTTAATTTACCTAACTTTATTTCCTTTGCTTTTGAATAAGTCTTAATATTAGGATAGTCAGTTAATAAAAGTTCTGGTGAATTAACATCATTGGTATTTTTATAATAACAATCATGATTACCAGTAATTGCATGAACCTTATATTTTTTAAGAGGATTAAATACAACTTTATTAGCCCAATCAAGACTCTGATAATCCATAGACTTACGACTATCAAATATGTCACCCATATGGACTACTGTGTCTATCTTATGCTCTTCTAAAGACGGAAAGAAGATATTCTTATAGAACAATTCAAAGTAGTCATGTAGATGCTTAGAACCCTTCCTAGCACCAAAATGAGTATCGGTGATAATCGCTATCTTCATCTATTAGACTTATAAACGATATTATCTTTAATTGTATTATAATCAGAACTACTACCTGCTAATGAATTATCATCAACCATCATAACTTCATCAAATCCAGTTCTTTCAATGATTTTTGTTTTAATATCTAATTGCTTCTTCTCCTTCTGAATCCGTCTCAGAAAGGCATAATGAATGATTTGAGTAAAGTATGCAAATGGGTTTCTAGACTTCTCTGGATCGAAGTTATGGATGTATTGTACACAATTTTCAATGCCATCCGATATCATATCATCCCTAAACATATAATTCACAAAATTAGGTTTGTATGATAAGTGTGTAGCAATCTTTAAAAAGCAAGACCCAAGATAGTTTGTAATTCTTGGTTTTGTTAAATCATTTTCTTTTGCGTGTGCTACTTTTTCTCTATAAACAATTAATGCTTCCAGTAACTCCTTATTATTAACATAGTGTTCCGATTTCTTTTTAGGCATAGCATTTGGTTTCCGTCTTATAACATATAGGTATTATAACACATTTTCAATACTTGACAAGTTCCAGTTATACCAGTAGAATACCTTTGTAAGGGTTGATGGGGATATAATTAACTATCTTTATTAGTATTATAAGGTTTCTTAAAGATATCTTCAAGATACTTACGGGCATCTTCAACAGTAGATACGTATCCCATTTTATTGGAAACTCTAACTTGTATGTTTCCTTGTAGTTGATTAATGTCTAGTGCTCCCTTTTCATCATCAGCCATATATTTTTCATATATTGTTATAACTTTCTTATCTTTAATCTCAGTCATTGTAATTATTTTATCAAGAGTAAAAATAAACATATCATCATCTGCCAATTCCATCCAAGGTTGAATCTTTACATAACTGCCACCATGCAACATCTTCATAACTACTGGGCTATGTGCTATTATAACAGAATCTTCATTAGTTTCATCGATACAGACCGAAGCAACTATTTCTTCTCCTGATATTAGTTTTATTGATGCGTAAAAATCATCTCCCATTATTTCTTAAGCGGTATGTTTACAATATCATAGTTGAAATTCTCTTCATTGTAGATTTTGATTCTTTCAATTAAGTGATTTAAGGTGTAGTTTCGTCTTGCCTTATAACTGATGTCATCGGCAATGTCATATAACGTAGCCTTTACTTTTCCGTTACCTTTTCTAAGGACTCTGCCAATGGATTGGAGGTTTCTAATTCTGGACTTTGAGGGGCTGGCGAAAATAACGTTGTGCAACCGCTTAATGTTAATCCCAGTGCTAAAAGTGCCATAGGAAGCAACGATAATTGCGTCATTTTCTCTTTCTGTAATTTCACGGATTTTCTCCCGATCTTCTGTAGCTACACCACCATGTACAAAAAATACATGACGACTAGTTTTCTTACTACTATTTATCAGTTCATATAATGGCTCTCCATGACCTTCTACTCTGGCAAATAGAATTAAGGTATTACCTTTAAGATCAAGAGCAAGATTTTTAATAAAGTTATTTCGCTGACCGTGAGTAATAATATACTGAACTTCATCCTCAAATGTTTCAAATTTATTCGGTGGGTGTTTCAATAGAAGCACATTAATATCCAATGTCGCAACATGACCCTTCTTCATTAACTCATCAGTTTTAATAATTTTATAAGAAGGACCAAATAATCCTTCTAATACCCACTTATGAGTTTGTGTTCCATCAAGTGTACCAGTAAATCCAAACCTATATTTGGCTTGGTGTAATTTTGTCATTATAGATATAAGTGACTTTGACTTAAACTGGTGCGCTTCATCCCCCACCACAACAGAGAATCTCTCAAAATATTTTCGGGGAAGTTTGTAGATTGATTGCCAGGTAGTAATGATGACTTGAGAGTTCGTCTCTCTTTCTCTACCAGCGTATATCTTGTGGCAAAATGAACCTACGTCCCAGCCATAATCTGCAAAATCTTTATACATCTGCTCTACTAGGGAAGTCGTCGGAACAACTATCAGAGTATTTTCTCCTTTCTCAACAAAATATCGAACAATCGAATAAATCATCAACGATTTTCCCGAAGCAGTTGGGGATATCAACAGCTTTCTATTATGTCTTAGAGCGTCGTATACTCCCTCAACTTGATAATCCCTAGGTTTATGGTTGCAAATAGCAGCCATATAATCCTTTACACCCTGTACAGATATTCCTTTATTTACTTCAAAAGGTACACCATAATACTTACTATCTACAAACTCATAAGTATATTGATGATCTTTACAAAATTGTATAATCCTATCTAATAACCCAACATATATCTCTCCAGTTTGGGTACTGAATAGGCGGATTTTACCATCCCAATATTTCTTTTTATAAGCAGGTGAAAATTTCGCACCAGGTACTTCAAAAGTAAACTGATCTGCTAATTCATAATATACGTGCGGTTCAGCAAGTACCTTTAAGAATACTTCATTCTTCTTTGATATAACCAAATGAGACATGACATAATATTCAGTTTTAAATATTTATTACCTATTTCTAAGGTGATCTACGACTCTTTTTGGAATAGAACCAGTTGCTTGTCCAGCTCTAAATCCTCTCTGTCTCTCTGCTATTTTAGATTGAAAATCTCTGAAATTTCCTTGTTGTGGTCTTGATGATTGTTCTGGTTTTATATCTCCCTTTACATTACCACCCCTAGTTCTACCCTTAGGAAGAGCAGGTCTAGGATTACCAACAGATGTTGCTCTTGGATCCTTTACACTAGAACGCTCATCTCCTGTAGTAATCACACTATCTACTTTACCACCAAACTGTGCTTTGCCAGTTAATGCTTCTTGTCCTGCTGCTTTTGATAGACCTGGATTTTGCCTTTCCATTCTACCAGTCATTCTTGATGCTAAACCTTTAAGCCTTTGTTTATCCTCAGTAGATTTACCTTTCATAGAATCTACTAATTTTCCAGTTCTTTCTGCCTGTCTCCCAATTTGACCTTGCCTTTCCTTTCCTACTTCCCTAGCATCAGTTTTAATTTTTGTTACACGAGATTTATAATCTTGATCCGATTCATCCTTTTCCTTTCTTGGTTTATCAAATTTAGGTTTAGTTATTTCCTTAGCACCTGCTTTTACTGTTGCAGCAAATTGATCTCCTCCTGCTGAGTATGCCTGAGATCCCCTTACATCCTTCTGACTTTGACGATGCACTGCTTTTGGATTATCTGGATCAGTATATACTAAATCCGTTCTTCCTTGTCCACCTGGATTTCCACTCCAATCAGATTTAGATCTTTGATGTTCTCCACCTTGTTGAGTTACTCTCCATCCTTTACTAGCCATGCTACTACCTTGACGGCTTTTTAACATGGAAATAACACCGTGCTTACTTCTCTCTATTCTTGAATTAAAAGAATTTCTATGATCATCTGTCTTAGATCCACCAGTAAATCCATCATCTCCTTGATTATCGAAATGAAGTGGATGTTCCAAATCACTTTGCGATTTAGTTATTATATTATTTACTTCCCTTCCTACAACATCCCAATCTTTATCTTTAATTGCTTTTCTTACTTTCTTAACTATTTCATCATCATCACCATCTACAAGATAATTCCATAGAATCTCATGAGACTTTTCATCACTAAAGTCTGGACCACCCCTTGCTTCTATTAAAAAATTTATAAGAGACTTCATGTATATAAACAGTTTTAACTATTTATCACATACCTGCTTGGAACCTATTCCATTCAATTGCATTTTTGATTTGAAAAGTTCTATTAGATACATTCTTGATAATTTCTTCTAAAAATTTTAAAGTAGCATCATAATATCTTATCTTTAAATCAACCTTAGTTAATTTCTCATCTGCTTCCATATATCTCTGAATAGCATCTTTCTCACGTACCTTATATCCAAAAGGTTCTTCAACGTA